TGTATTCATGCCAGCCATTCTCGCTCATTTGGAAACCCTCTCTGCGGCAATTTGCTTTGCTTTGCCTTCTCGCGCCTTGATGGCTCTCATCTGGCGAAGTGCTTCCTCTCTGGTGTCATACAGCTTTCCAGTTTTTCCGTATCTGTACTTTGACCCAACCTTCTGAATAGGCATTACTGCACCTGCCCTTGTGGTGGGCCAGGTGGGCCAGGTGGTTGTTGCTGTTGCTGCTGTTGTTGCATCTGCTGGGCTTGCTGAGCCTGCTGAGCCTGCATTGCGGCCAGGTCATCATAGCCCTGTTTGAGCTGCATGATGATCATCATATCGTCAGCATCGCCCGCTTCCTCAAGCGCCTTAAGGTAAGCAAGAAGAACCTGAGAAGCATAAGCAGGATTAACATTTGTTAGCGGTTGTACCTGGACGCCCTCAAGAGCGTATTGCGCCTGCTCCAGAACTTGACTCTTAAGATGCGCCTCCTCAGCAGTCTCCATTTGGCCGGTACGCGATGTTTCAGCGACGTTCTCAGGCTGCTCAAAACCAAGCTGCATACGGCTAATTTCGTTCTCACCTTTCGTAGCAGAGTATCGCTCCAAGCCGCTTCTGGGCTCAAGGCGAATATCAACACCGTCAATATCGGAACCAACGAAATAAAGACCTGAAATTTGATTAGACTCTCCAATGATTCTAATGACTCTTGGGTAAACATAATACTTCCTAACTAAATGCAATGTAACTCGCCATAACTGAATTAAAAACTTTTCTATGTTTCTTGCAGTACCAGCATGTTTCATATTGTCAAGCTGGCTAATGTAAGCAATCTGTTTTGCCGACGTGCCAGACTTGGTGCTTTCAGCCCCAGTAAGAACCTCGTTGAGACCAGCGATATCATAAAGCCTTCGCTCTAATCTGTCCCTGTCTTCAAATAATAAACTGTTAATTTTTGGTGGATCGATGAAGCGCATCATATCTGCCTTCTGAGGGTCATCGCATTTGATCAAGGCGTTGCTTTCATCCCATGTATCCACAATGGTGCCAGGCGCAATAAGCTTTACAGCGCCTGTGTCTCTACGTAGCTTGACCAAGACAGACTCGATCTCGTTTATCTGCCGCTGGATTGGAACTGCATCGTTCATCCAGGTGTCACCGTATATCGTGCCACGCAAAAAGCCGGTCTTAAACATGCACAGCGGTAGAAAAGAGCGCGTCTGGTCGTTCTCTGGATTTTCCAAGTGCTGAAACTCGTAAGGGTACTCCATGTTCTCGGTAACATTACCATCAACAATGAGAGCATAGAGGCCTTTCTTGATTCTGCTGTCTGGCTTATACCAAAGCTCAAACACTTCTACGCCTTCTCTGGTTTCATTGTCGCCCACCTGGTACTCGGTTACCTGAACCTCTTCAGATGCACCTATCTTGCGTAGCATTTCTTTAGCGTCATACAGGTCAACGTACCTCTTAAAGACGACCCATTTGGACTCCTCTGGATTCTCTACATTGTCCACAAAGAAGTCAAAGATTGTGACCAGATCCCATTTGATCTCTTCCAATACGGGATCGTAGTAGCACTTAAGCCCGCCAATACCATGAGCACACGCCATCTGAAGTACATCAAACATCTTTGAGTCGATGTTGTTTTCAAATTCAATGTATTCGATCAAGGAAGCCGCCGCACGAGCAGCCTCAATATCTCTAATCTCTGCTGTATTCGGAAAGGCCGTTGCAGACGGCCTGTCCTGCAGAAGTCTCTGGCACCAAGTAAGCACGAGGTTTCGCAGCAGATTGTGAACCACCTGAGGCAAGTCATCATTCCATGGCACGCCCCTGATATCAAAACCGTTCCTGTCGATATCCATGTATTGATCGCCATTAAGAAACAGCTCGTTACGCTCAGCCTTTGTGATGAACCGAGCAACAGACTTCTTACCCTGCTCTACCAGCTGAAAGCAAAGCTCGCGCACCGTTATCACGTCATCTTTGTTGGCGGTCTTTACTTTGGCATCCTTGCCATCGGAACGCTGCAGCGGGTTATACGTCATCCTTATTTTCCTTATAAAGTTGCTTTAACTCGTTGTAATATCTGCCTGCGTCAGAAGAAGTATCACGAATCTCCCAGTTGCCGAGTAGATTCTTTATACCGAAAAGGAGCGAATTATCATGGACACCTTCATCATCATCGAAATCATCCTCGTAGTCATCTTCGTCTACGTCAATGCCTTCTTCTTCCTCGCCTTCATCTTCAGCGATAGATATAGACGCTGCCATCTTGTGCTTAGCAACTTCTTTCGCAAGCTCTTGAACCTTCTCAAGAAGTTCTTTAGGTACATTCATAATAGGTCTCCTTAGGCGTACAGACTGAGATCGCTCTGCATTGATTTTATTGCGTCTGCCTTGGCCTGGCGTCTGCCTTGCATTTCTAGCCACGCATTTTCTTTTTCCGCCACCAGCAGGTTATATTTATCCATGGCTGCATTATAAGCATCCTCATTTCCTGATTCGATGGCCGCGCCAATGCCTTCAAGGGTAGTGCCAATAGCAATCTGTATGCCACCGGCAAGTGCTGTATATCCCGCTACCGCCAACCCTGATACCGGCGCAAGCGGCGCTCCAACTCCGGTCGCAGCAGTGCCTGCCGCAGTCAGATAGCCAGCAGCAGGTGCCGCCGCCAACGTGGTGGCACCTGTGGCGTTGAGAACCTTTCCGCCAGTGTCTAAGCCGCTGCCCCAGTGGCCATACCAGTTAGCATCCTTGATTTCTTCCATGGTTGGCGGAAGAACGTCGGACTCTCCACTGTAGGCGTGTTTATTGTGTTGGAATTGATTTTCAAGGGCGGCGTTATTGGTCTTCAGGCCTTCCCATTCTTTGCGGCGATTTTCCCATTTCTGGTAATCGTACCGATCCTTTGGCTCTTGTATCTCTGCTGGCATTACCATTTCTCCTTTTTATTGCTTACAAACTTTGACATTGTAAAAACATTTGCAGGCTCTTCTTTTTTAACCATAAATGGGTTTCGTTTCGCGTCATCCAGGGCAAACCCTATGGCCATACATAAGTCTTTACTCCCTGCAAACCTTTCTCGCTTATCAATATGCAGTTCATCACATTCCAAAGCAAGTTCCTCAGGTCCAGCAAGTCCATTTTTTTCAACAGCTTGCTTGAGCAATAGAAGCGAAGTGTACCTGCTGGCGTCTGTAGTTTTGAACTCTCTTACCGGAATGCCTTTGTCTCTACATGATTGTGCTGTTGCCTGCCCAATGCCATTTGTCTCTACGCATACATAATCTGGCCCATACAGCTCATATACCGATCTTACATGATCTGTAAAAACGTCAATAGTATCAAGATTATCAGAGTAGGTGGCACACAAGGAACCGTCCAGTCGGTCTATTACGGCGATGGTTGAGGCGTCTTTGCCGAGACCACCGCCAGTATCTATGCCCACCGAATAGGCCCTGTTGATCCTTCTTGGCCTAAATATCTTTATATCTCTGGTAGTTGTGTGCTGCAGCACAGGCGGCGTAATCCTAACCCATCTGCCTTCTGATGACTGAAAGGCGTGTTCAGGTCTCTGTGGATACTCTCTAAGTGCGGCGATCAGATCGCCGGAGAACCTATCCTCCAGGGTACGGAAAAACCAGGCCATTGCTCCTTCATCTGTAAATCCAAGCTCTGCACCTTCTTTCCGGTACTCGTCAGTTAGGAACGCTGGATCTGCTCTGTAGAGCGAATGGTCCTGCACAGGGAAGAACACCTTCTCAAAGGTATTGCTGTTGTTCCATAGCGTCCAAAGCAGGTCTCCAGGCCCAGAAGAAGTGGACTCGATTATAATAGGCGCTGAGAGGCCCGCAGAGGCCGTCAGAGCCTTAAACGCATCTTGGTCGGGCCAGAATGCCAGCTCGGACAAATGGAGCATCTGGAAGCTCATAGAGCGTCCTGCCTTGGATTGCTCTTGGCCCTTACTTGCGTTGGCTGTTACGGAATGTATCTCTGAGCCGTTATCGAGCCTAATCTTGCTTCTGTTGCTAATGAGCAGCTTTATGCCCAGCCCTGTAAGGAAATCTCTTACACGGTCCACCAGGGAATGGCACTTCT